GACCGGCTACGGCGTGCAGGCCAAGTACATCCTACCGGGGCTGGCTCGGATGCCAGAGATCGAGGAGGTCATCCAGCTCTCCTTCTACGGCACGACCGGCGGCACCACGCGGCAGAACATCGGCGGCAAGATGTTTACGGTCGTGCCGATGGTGGATGCGGACCCCTGGGGCAACGATCATATCGCGCAGTACGCCATCGAGCACCAGCTTGACGCCATCATCAGCCTGTGCGACATCTGGCCCCTCTCGGAGCAATGGGGCTCGGGGTTTCGCTGGCTGCCCTACTGCCCTATCGACGTGATGCCGGTGCCGGAGAAGTTCCAACAGCGCCTGCGGAATGCGTACCTGCCCATCACCTACGCCCAGCACGGGCGGGATGCGTTAGATGCGCTCGGCATCGAGAATGTGTACATCCCGCATGGCTGCGATACTTCGATCTACCGCCCCATGCCACGCAGCCAGAAGGCATTCCGGCGCACGATGGACTGGCCGCAGGCGGCGATTGACGGCTATGTGTACGGCATGGTGGCGGCCAACAAGGGCTACCCGCCGCGCAAGGGGTTCCCGGAGGCGTTCGAGGCATTCGCGCGGGTGGCAGCCGAGTACGATGACGTATGGCTGTATCTGCATACCCTGATGGGGGCGCAACATGGCGGACCGGATCTCGTCCAGATGGCTCGGGATTACGGCATCGCGGACCGGGTACTGGCGCCCAATCAGCACCTTTACCAGTCCGGGGCATATGACGATACGGACATGGCCCGCTTGTACAACGCATTCGACGTCCTACTCGCTCCCTCTTATAGCGAGGGTTTCGGTATCCCGCTGATCGAGGCGCAAGCCAATGGCGTGCCGGTCATCACCACCAATGCGTTTGCGATGTCGGAACTGTGCGGGGCTGGCTGGCGGGTGCCATGGGACCACAAGTTGTACATGCCCATCGGCGGCTGCTACGTCATGCCGTCCGTCGACGCGCTCACCAGCGCCATGCTCGAGGCGCACCACGTGGGACGTGCCCACTGGATCGACCAGGCGCGCGCCTTTGCCCTGCCGTATGATTGGGGCAACGTGGTGTCCGAGTATTGGACGCCACTCATCCAGCGATTGTCGCGGGAGTTGACGCCGCGGGTCTATCGGTACGCCGAGCGGCCCGCGCTGGTGGAGGCGTAGATGAGCCCAGCCTATGAACGAACGAGCGGCACCGCGCTCCTGATGGTGCAGGGCTACTGTCGGCACCTCTGCGGCACCAGCGGATTTGGCACCGCCAGTCAGCCCACCCTAACCGAGGTGACGCAGATCGGCGACCAGTCGTACTACAAGATCGCGGGGGAGCTTGCCAGCGCGGGCTACGACATCCACATCACCGATCAGGAGGCGCTGGGCTGGCTCGAGCGGCTCCAGACCTTGGAGATGGTCATTCAGATCGAGCAAGCGTATCCGGTCACCGGGGCCGGCGAGCCGAACGGGCGCTATGAATCGTTCGTGGCCGAGCGCGATGCGATGACCATGCTCATTGACACCGACACCCTGGAAACCTTGGGCGCGGTCAAGTTGAAGGGCATGGGCGATGCGCTGGCCATTACCGGCATCAGCGTGTCCGAAGTGCAGAGCGTGCGGGGCGAGGCCGACTGGGTGCGCAACCGTTTCACGCGTGATCAGTTCAATAATCCGGGGTCCAACCCCGGCGATAGCCAGGTGAACGTTGACCGTATTGGTTGACATGATAGAATAGGCACAGTCTTGTAGGCGGGTCCATGTAACGCGACCCTCGGTACGTCGTACTGAGAGGTCGCGTTTTTCGTGTCCTACACCGTTTGCGAAGCCGCCCTGGCTACCCAACTGGCTTCCACCACCGGCTTCAGCGCCGCGCAGGTCAGTCTAGGCGACTGGTCGATCCTCGCGCGGGGCTTAAACCCGGTGGCCATCCTCGGCTATGACGGGTTTACCAACGAAGACTCCACCTTTGACGCCGAGGTCCAGACCACCTGGCGTATCGCCGTGAACCTCCTCATCCTCTACCGCACCGATACCCAGTTGCACGCGGATAGCGTGACCTACCGGCAGGCCATCTTTGACCGCCTATCGGCCTATCGGCAACTGGGAGCCGGCGATGCGAGCGGCCTGCTGGTGGCCAATCTCACCGATGGCGAGCCGTTGACCAAACGCGGCACCGGCGGGGCCATCGAAGCCATTGTGGCCGGCAATGTCCGGTACGCCCATGAAGTCCTGCGCGTCGGCATCGAAGACGAGCAAGACTACGCGCTGAGCGGATAGGAGGACAGATGCCAGATAAAAGGTGGTCCGGTCTCAGCCGCGTGTACTACGCCGGCTATGACGTGACCGGGCAGACCAATGGCACGGGCGTGAACATGACGCTCGACAGCCCCGAGGTGAGTTGTTTCGGGGATAGCGTCAAGAGTTACGTGACCGGCTTGAATGATTCCGTCGCCAACCAGAAGGGGTTCATCACCGCGCCCGCCACCGAGGCGCATCGGGTGCTGGCGGCGCGGGCGGGCGGGACCGCCGGGGATGTCTGGACCTGGACCTTTGGCACCAGTCAGGCCGACTTTGGATTCGCCGGCTCGGCGGTGCTCATCAGCCAGTACAACGCGACCGATGACATCGCCCAGGCCGCCATGTTCAACGTGGACTACAAGCCGGGGCCGGACTCGCCAGGCATGGACCCCATACAGATCATTGCGCCCCTGCTGTCGCGCTCCACGGCCGATCCCGTGGCGGGGGTCAATTATGGGACGTTCACCCTGGGTGGGCTGCGCGGTTATCTCCAACAGACGACCGCTACCGCAGGCACCACGACCGTGATTGTCGAGGGCAGCGATGACGATATGGCCTATTCGACGGTCGCGAGCTTCGTTGCGTCCGGCACCGTCAGCGGGCAAGCCATCGCGGCGGCCGGCTCCATTCCGCAGTATCTCCGCGCCAATGTGTCAGGTGGCACGTCCACCTTCTTAGTCGCCGTGCGGCGGCTGTAACCCAAGCATAAGGAGGCTATCTGATGCCAAAGTTCTGGAGTGGTAAGGGTGTACTCACCCTGGATGATTCGACCTCGATGGCGCGGGTACTGACCGGCGACATCACCAACGTGACCATGCCCTATACCCTGGATTCCTTCGAGGTGTCGGGCTTCGGGGATGTCACGAAGTCCTACGTCACCGGCCTTGCGGATGCCAACGTGACCATCCAGGGCAAGGTCAACACCGCGGCGAACCGCAGTCACGCGGTGCTCACCAGCATCCTCGGGGGCACGGCGGGCTACACGCTGCTCATTCAACCCGTGGGGACGGCGGTGGGCCTCCCGAAGTTCTTCGGGGAGGTGTTCATCTCGGCCTACAATGTGACGGCGGACATCGGCGGGGCGTTGGTGTTTACCGCCGACTTCAAGCCGGCGGATGCGACCGGCATGGCCTGGTCCACGAACTAAACGAGTGCCTTGTGAAGGCGCGTTCAAAGGAGCAACGCTTGGCGAAAGCAAGTACCCTGTCCACCCCGGAACCACCCGCCGGGGTGGACTTTTCGCGTTTCAAGATCCCCCCGTGCTGGATCCCCTCTGACGATTGTGAGGTGCATGTCGGGCGTGTGATCGACGTCGATGCGGGCGAGATCATCGACCCCGGCACGGCCTACGCGGTTCACGCGGGCGAGGGCATCTGGGCCATTCCCGCGACTCGCATGGCGGCCTGGGCAGCCTTCGGAGACCTGGTCAGCACCATGCAATCAATGGGCGCCGACGATCAGAACACGATGGCCACACTCGGGCTCATCAGTACGCGTCTGGATGAGATCACCACGAGCCTGTCCCGCAGCATCGTGAGTTGGACCTGGACCGATGATGAACGGAAGCCATTGCCACAGCCTTACAAGAATGTGGCGGTTTTCGCGGCGCTCGACTTCGAGGAGATCGCCTATCTACTGAGTGCCTTGCAGGGAGAGACCAGGGGCGCCCGAAAAAACGGCTCGGTGACCTCGGACGCTGGCTCCACGGATTAGGTCCGGCCCCGTTCGCGGTCACCCTCTCCACCATTTGCGAAGCCTTCCACTGTGTGCCCTCCGTCGCCCGTGAGGAAGATCCAGCTGACATCATCTCCATCCTCGAGCTGCGCGCGGCCCAGCAAATGAAGCGACTTATCGAGATGGACGACGGCCCCGACCCGAGTCTGGCTCAGATCGCCTTCTGGAATGAGATTCTCGAAGCGATGGCCGACGAGTCTGCGGATGGGCAGGGTATCATTGTAGGCGCAAGGCGGGTCCGTTCACTGCGACCCTAGATGTGGGCAATGCTCACTGATGGGGTCGTTTTTTTATGGCCACTGCGCAAGAAGTCGCCATTCTCCTTAAAGCCAAGGGTGGCGACGATGCTGCCGCGCAGATTGGCAAGGTCTCCACGGCTACCAAGTCCCTCTCGAAGGAGATGGACTCCACTCGGTTAGTCGGGACCGCATTTAGTAACACCTTCCAGGCCATCGCCAAAGATGTCGCTATCGGGTTCGCCGCGATGGGGGCGGCGGTCGGCGCGGGGCTCATCGCCTCTACCAAGTCCGCGATGGACTTCGAGCACACCATGTCGGGCGTCAAGGCCGTGTCGGGTGCGACCGGCGAGCAGATGCAGGATCTCTCCGCGCTCGCGCTCCAGCTCGGCAAGGACACCGTGTTCAGTGCGGGTGAGGCCGGTAAGGCGCTCGAGGAACTGGTAAAAGGCGGCGTTGAGATCCCCGACATTATGAACGGGGCGGCCGCCGCTACGCTCAACCTTGCCTCGGCCGGTGGGGTGGATCTGACCCGCGCGGCCGAGATCGCGGCCAACGCCATGAACCAGTTCAGGCTCAAGGGCTCGGACATGGCCCACGTGGCGGATCAGGTAGCGGGTGCCGCCAATGCCTCCAGCCTGGATGTCAACGACTTCGCCCTGTCCCTGCAACAGGTCGGCGCAGTTGCGCACACGGCGGGGCAGTCATTCGACAGCACCGCGCTCTCCATTGCCATCATGGGAGCCGCCGGCATCAAGGGCTCCGATGCGGGCACTTCCTTAAAGACGATGCTGATGAACCTGCAACCGCAGACGAACCGCCAAAAGGACGCCATGCGGGAGCTCGGCATCATCACGGCCACCGGGGCGAATCAGTTCGTGGATGCCACCGGCAAGTTCAAGAACATGCGGGACATCGCGGAGATTCTGAACCAGAGCACCAAGAATCTGACCGAAAGCCAGAAGCTCCAGTACCTCGAAACCATCTTCGGCTCGGATGCGGTGCGGGCCGCGGCCATCGTAAGCGAAGCCGGAGCGGCTGGCTTCGACAAGATGGCCGACTCGATGGGCAAGGTAACGGCGGCGGGGGTTGCTGCTGAGCGGCTGAACAACCTCACTGGCGACCTCGAACAACTCAAAGGCTCGGTCGATACGGCGGCGATCATGCTGGGGGAAACCTTCCAACCGGCGCTGCGCGAATTGGCGCAGGCCGCGAACGAGCACATGGGCGTCGTGATCGACCGCATGGGTGAGGTCCAGCTCAGCGCGAAGAATCTGGCCACCGAGAATGGGCTGTCGGACTTTGACGCGACGGTGGTGGCTACCTCCCAGGTGATCGAGCGCGAATTTGGCGTGAGCGCGGCGAAGGCGTTCGAGACGGTGGTCACCGGGTTTACGAACCTCGCGGCCACCATTCAGGAGTATGGACCGCCCACGCTGCAAATGCTAGGCGACATTGCCCATCTGTTCGGCATGGTCGGAGAGGCAGTCGCTCCTATCGTCAACGTGGTCGGTCCCCAGTTGCGCAACCTGTTCGACACCTGGGGGCAGGGCCTCGATGCGCTGATGGGCATTATCTACAACACCATCGTGGCCATCGTGAACTTGAAGAACGGCATTGGGGAGTTCTTCGACGCGCTGGGGACGAAGGTTGATGCGGCGCTCCGTGAGATCGGGACGTTCATGGTCAACCTCGCCCCCACCCTGACCACCGGGGCGGTGCAACTGGGCGCGAGCATCATCAATGGCATTGTCGAGGGGCTGAACCCAGCGGCAGTCACGGAGAAGCTGAAGAACCTCGCGGGCGATGCGTTGCAAGCCGCCAAGGATCGCATCGAGGCGCACAGCCCCTCGCAATTGTTCGCCCGCGAGGTGGGGCTGCCGATGGCACTCGGTATCGTGGCGGGCCTCGATCAGGGCACCACCCAGGTAGTAACTGCCGCAGAGTCCCTCGTGATGCGAGGCTTCCGGGGCGCGGTGGACAAACTCGGGACTGTCGGACCGGGTGAAGGCTCCTACTTCACCGGGGGCATTCGGGGGGCGGATACCGGCGCAGGCACCGCAGCAACCGGCAAGACGCCACGCACGGCACTGGAAGGGCTGCATCGGGGCGTGGCTGACCTGATTATCTCCGGTCAACTCCGCGAGCAGTTGGGGAATCTGGCGCTCGACGCCTGGGGTGATTTCACCGAGGCATTTAATACTGGCGCCTACGGGGCAGGATCGAAGGCGGGCAACGCCATCCAGCGGGTGATCGACGCCGCACGTAAGGTGGGGGTTCCTAATTGGGAGGCGCTGGGCGCGGAGCTCTTAGCCGCGGCTGAATCCGGGCTGACTGACCATACCGAGGAATCGAAGGGTCGCGTACTCACCGCGTTCGAGACCATCTACCAGGCCGTGCAGGCGCAAGCGAAGGACGCGGCGGATAAGGTCGCCAAGGCATTCGACCCGTCGCAATCGCTCCACGAGTTCACCATGCAGGTCGTGGCTGCCTTCCAGTCTGATAAGACGAAGGTCGCTAATGCGGTCAGCGAGTACGTGATTCAGTACACGGTCGGCAACAAATCCGGTGCCCAGTCTGCACTTTCGAGCGCGGAGTCGTTCTCCCGCACCTGGCTGCAACGGATGACCGAGAAACTGAGCCCCGAGGATGCGACCGCGCTGATCAGTCGCTACATGGCAGCCTTTAGCTTTGCCATTACGGACCGCTCCACCGAGGCCCTGGCAGCACTCCAATCCCTGATTGACGAGATGGAAGCCCGTATGGCGGCCAGCGTCAATAACGTGGTAGCCGCTGCCACCAATGCCTACGGCGGCAGTGCGGGCGGCTCCGGCCCCGGTACGGCCCATACGCCGCTGATCATGCCCAGCCTCGGGATTAAGGCGATGGCGACCGGCGGCATGGTCACCAGTCCCACCCTGGCGCTCATCGGGGAGCACGGCCCCGAGGCCGTCATGCCGCTGAATCAGGCGGGCGGCATGACCGTGAACGTCACCGTGAACGGCTCGGTCACCATCCCGGACCTCGATACCCACATCCGTAACGTGGTGATCGACGCCAACCGTAGCGGCCGGGTGCTGGCGCGGTGAGCGTGTTCGGGGGCGTCCACGTCGACATCGACTGGACGGAGACGGGGTTTGGCTCGGCCACCGACGCGCAATCGGATGTGTACAGCATCACGTGCAGTCGGGGCATCGGCAGCGCCGCGCAAGAGGGATTCGTGGCGGCGGCGGGGGATGCGACGGTCACCCTGTTCAACCGCAACGCCCAGTACAGCCGTCATAACACGGCGAGCCCGCTCTATCCCAACATCCGAGGGAAGAAGCCGATCCGGCTACGGCTCAGTGCGCCGTTGTCGAAAGTGTTCTGGGTCGGACGCATCGACCAGATCCGAGCGGGGGCGCGCATCGACGGGGCGCCGACCGTGGTGCTCACCTGCAAGGGCAACTTCATCCGCCTGACCGATGGGCGCAAGCTGACCCCCGAGGCCAACGGCGGGGACACCTCGGACGTGGCGCTGGCATCGCTCCTGACGGCGGCGGGGTTCGCGTCAGGCGAGATGGACCTCGATACCGGCGACATCACGATGGGCGTGTGGGGGCCGGTCAAGGTCGGGGGCCTCGAGGAAGCCCGCAAGATCGTGGGCACCGAGCTCGGCCGCTTCTTCGAGGCGAGCGACGGGAAAGCCACGTTCGAGCGGCGCAGCTACCGGCGGGACACCACGCGCTCGAACACCATCCAGATGACGCTCAGCGATGACCCCGGCGACAGTGCGGTCTATCGGTATCGGGGCATCGACCAGGCAGACCCCGAAGAAAACATCTTCGACCTGGTGTCGATCAACTTTACGCCGACGTTCACCCTGGATGTGGACCCGATACGCATCTTTGCGGTGGGCGGCACCGGGCTCGGCACCATCGTCGTACCGCGCGGCGGCTCGCGGGTGGTCACGATCAACCCGTTCCTCTATCCCTTCGTGTACCCGGCAAACAGCGCCCAGGCCGAACAGAACGGCACCTATTACGTGACGGAGTGGGAAGACCCGGTGGTCGATGGCAGCGATCCCGTGACGGTGGGCTCGATCATCGTCAGCGATATTCCGGGGGAGGCAGCGCAGTCGTCGCTGTCCATCTCCAACATCGTAACCACTAGCCATAGCATCACGTTTACCCTCTCGAACAGCGACCCCGCACAAGATGCCGTGATCGTCTACATCAGCCTGTTCGGGAAGCGCGGCGTGATCGGGGCGACCGTCACCGAGCAGGTAGGGTCCGGCGTGCGGGAGTACCCGCTGCCGGGGCCGTACTACCCCAACGGCACCACAGCCAATACGGCCGCTCGCTGGCTGTACGACTACTATTCCAGCCCGCGTGACCTGCTGACCGTGAATCTGTCGGGAGTGCGCTCTCCGACGCTCCTCGCCGCGCTGATGAACCGTGAGATCAGCGACCGCATCCACGTGACGGCGACCGAGAGTCATACGAATCTGGCGCTGGATGATGACTTCTTCCTCGAGTCCGTGGCGTGGCAGTTCTTGCACGGGGGCGACCTCGATTGCACGCTCAGCCTGTCGGCCTGCCTGCCCAATACGCAGGACTCGGAAGATGACACCGGCCTGCCTACGGGGATGAGTCCCTACTATGCCTTCGAGGAAGCCAGCGGCTCCATCGTGGACATCGTAGGCGGCTACAACCTGGGCAACCACGGCAGCACGGCGGCGGTAGGCATCATCGGCCGGGCGCGCGCCTTCGCCGGGGCGAGCAACCAGTACGCGCTCAACACGAGCAGCGGCATCCCCGACACCGACCTGCTCAATACCCATGAGTGGGTGGGCTGGGTGAAGGACGGCGGCGCGTGGGCGCCCGATCAGATC